ATTTGTTCTAGTGTTATCAGTTGGCTCTTGCGAAACTGCAACAAAACCATTCTGAGGAATTATGTAATCTGCACCACTTACTGTTACTGTTAAAAATTTTGCCATGTCTTATCCGTTTGTTATTTGTGTTACCGCTATCGGTAGTTTAACCTCAATAAAAGATTTAGTATAACCCTTACTTGACACTTCCTTTATAGCGGCTACAATAGCGTTCCTATTCAAACCTAAAGAGTCAACAGCATGTGTTATTATTATTTGGTCGGTGGTTGAGTCCTTTAAGTTGTAAAACAATTGCGTTTCAGTTGTTGGGTTAAGAGCACTAACAGTTACAAACTTAATGTCTGATACATTACACAAAACGTACATATCATCAGCGTCGTTGTATATATTTAAAAACTTCTTCATAATTATAATATTGATACGTTTGTTATATTATAAGGCTTAGGTATTCTATCTGTAATGTCTACAACAGCATTAGTCCAATGAGTTTGAGCTAACTCCACCATCTCGTCTTGAATAAACTTAGTTAAAGCGTTTTCATCAAAACCACTTACAGAATCGTATGTAAGAACCAAAGTATCACGAACATTGTTGTTTTTAAGAAAAATGTATGTCTTTATGTCTGATTCTTTTCTACTAAAAACAAAACCATCTGCAGGGATTAAAAACTTCCCTTCAACACCTGTATCTATTGTTAAAAATTTTGCCATAATTATTGTATTACTATTGATGTTACAGTTGCAGGTAGCTTTACATCTATTGTTGCTTTAGAGTAAGACTTACACATTAATTTTTGAAATGCCGTTATAACGACGTTTTTAATCTCTCTTTTGGTTTCATCATTAACTGAACCATAATTTACATTTACATTATTTTTAAAATCATCTGTTACGCTGTAAAAAAACTCTAAAGTTGTAGATGTACTTAAAAGAAAATTAACTTCGTCAGCATTAATAGCTACATACCTTGACTCTGAGTCGTTGTATATTTTTAAAAACTTTTTCATCGTATTTCTGCAACTAAGGTTAGTGGAGATGAAGATGTAATGTTTACAACCGCATTTCTCCAATTCGTTTGAGCTAAGTTAATAAATTGGTCTTGAATAAAGTCAGCTATTTCATGACCTGACTGAGACGCGTGTGTGAGCCTTATTTGTTCCTTGTCGTTTGCCGAGATGTAGTACAAGATTGTTGATGTAGCATCAAATTTTTTAGCCATAATAAAACCATCAGCAGGGAGTAGAAAACTCTGACCTGAGTTGTTAAATGTTAAGAATTTTGCCATCGTTAAAAAAAATATTAGATGATTAATAATGAAACAAAGATAGCAAAAAAAAAGGAAGCATTTCTGCCTCCTCTTTTACTACTTGGTCTCTGCGACCTTCTCTAAGAACTCAAGGACATCAAGCCCCTCATCGCTCTGTAAATATGATGATACCACATACAACGGGTCCTCACCGAAAGGTATTGTCAGCATACGCTTCTTGTTGCTTGGTGTATTAAAGAATACCTCCTTCTTATTGTTTCTAAACGTCAACACGCTCTTATCAAAGAACGACTGAACCTTGGAGTCAATCTGAAGAGAAGCATCTCCTACAACCGCTAAGAATGCGTGCGGGTCCTGCTTAGCGAATAAAAGTATATCCCTTCTAAGTTCTGCCGATGTGATATTGCTTGGGTCTGTACCAAAAGCTACACGGGTTACAGCCTCTATCTGCTCTATTGAAAGCTCGCGAGCTGCAATCAATGCGTCAACCTCTACGTTAAGGTCTTCTACTATCTCCTTAGCCTCTTTAGCTTTATCAATGGTAGCGTACTTAACACCATTAGACGGGTGTATCTCTAAGAACTTCTGTAATACCTGATTTGTTTTTGGAACTGTAAGGAAGCCGTCATCGAATATGATAGGCTCTAATATTGCATTCCCATCTTGCTCATCCTCAAACGGACTCTTTTGGTTTCTTGCGTATCGAAGGGCTCTGTTCTCACCTTTCTCCTCATCAAACCATAGCAATGGAAATCTTCTTGTGTTTCTTGATGCGAGCATAAATGATAATGGTACACTGCTACCTAATAACTTATACTGCTTGTCTACGTACTCTACTGTTTTTTTCATTTGAATTTAATTAGAATTTAAAAAAGTAAAAGAGAGTCCGTTATAACGGACTCCCTTTTTAATATACTACTCTTGGAATAAGAAGAAGTTGTTTGCACCTAAGGTACATACAGCTCTCTCAGACAAGAAGTTAACCTCCATTGCATCCAAGCTAGAAGTAGCTGCGCCACCTGCTGAACCTGTAATCCAAGTCTTGTAACGTCGGTCTTCAGTTTGTGAAGCACGGTAACGTACATGTAAGAAAGGACGCTTAGCGTTCTTACCTAAGATTTGGTCATACACTGAAGTTGAACCTGCAGGAACTAACAATCCGTTAATTTTTCCTGAACCTGCTCCTGATGGTAAACCACCACGCATAGTTGGGTCATTCAAGTATTTCCAATCAGACTTGTAGAAGTCATACCCTCTTCGGAATCCTGTGAATCCTAAGTTAAGAGCCATCTCTTCGTCATTGTCAAATAGTCCGTAAGACGTACCACCTGCACCGTAAGAGTTCTGAGCAGCTAACATGTCATCAATGTCGAATCCAAACTGACGGTCAACGAAGATTACGTTCTCCTCAATAGAACCTTGCTTGTCAAGACGTTGGATAACAGCGTCAAAGTCACCCAATACGTTAGGGTTACCACCTGACCACACGTTACCTCTGTTCTCTACTGCGTAGAACACACCCTCAGAACCTGCTCCTGTTGGAGCTCCTGCTGTAGTAGTATTATTACCTAGTGCAGCTTGAGCACCTGAATTAACTGCTGCAGGAATTGCTTCTAGCATAGCTGTTTCTAGGTAGTCATCAAAACGAAGACGAGTTTCGTGCTCAGACTTCAAGTACCAAAGGTATCCTGTAGCACCGTTCTCTGTAGTAACCTCAACCCATCCGATTTGAGCCATATCAGAACCTGATACTGCGTACTTATCTTTAAGGATAATTGGTTTGTTTTCAAAGAATACGTCATCAGCTTCCAAAGAACCTTCCATACCCAATGTTCCTTTCTTGAACTCAGAACCGTAAACAAAACAAGTAAATGTTGCTGCTGCAAAAGTTACTGAAGCATCGTAGAACGCTGCAACGAAAGTCCCGTTTGCTGTGTCAACAGAAGTTACAACTGCTTTAAAGTTCTGACCACCCGCATTGTTGGTAAACATAAGAGTTTGACCGGTACGAATAGCGATAGCACCTGAACCCGGAGATAAAACGTCATTAACTGTAAATGTAGCTGTATCTTGAGCTCCTGTAGCGGTTGTCGTTACGTCTACGTATTTAGTGTGAAGCCTTCCTTGCTCAGCCCATTTGATAAGGTCTGAGTTAGTTGGCATCTCTGCTCCTACCAATCGTAGGAAAGATGCTACGGTACGGTTACCATAACGCTCGAATTCCTTCTCGTAAGTATCCGGTAGATACTGATTCAAGAAGTTAAAATCTGTAATGTAGTTGCTACTTGTAGCAACCTGTTCTGCACTCGGCTGTAAATTAAAGCCCGGAGTGCCCTGTACTGAACCTGCCATTTTTTTGTTTTTTTAAGATTATTTTCTTTTAATACTTCTAATCTTTAAACCTCGACCTGAGTCGTTACTCAAAGATTTATACTGTGTTCCTGATTTAACAGTTGAAGCAGGGGCGTTGCGAGTTGTCATATTAATATTCTTAGTCTTCCTCATAACATCCTCTGTTGCGTTTGCTTTACCCTGCTCATAAAAAAATTGAGCAAACTTCTCAGGATTCATTGCAACGGCTAGTGCTTTGTGGTATCCTGCAGCGTCATTCATAAGTCCGTTATCATCCAAATACTTGTTAACAAAATTCATTGGTGATAGCTGAGCTTTCTTTACTTCCTCTGCACTACCCGGATTAAAAGTGATTTGGTCTTCCCCAATCTTGAAATCAAAACCTTTGAAATCATTGCTGAAAACCTCGTCAGTCTTTTGTGAGAACCACTCAGACTTTCTTTTTGTCTCCTCTTGCTGCGTTGCCGCCTCATTCAAATACTGCTTATACGCTTTGTACTCCTCATTCTCGCTTTCAGAGATAGCTTCCTGTCTTGACTCAAGTGGTTGCTTGTACATCTCCTGCTGCTCGGTAAAGTAGTTCTTAGCCTTAGCAATAGCTTTTTTCTTTGCTACCTTGATTTTCTTAATATCCGACTCTTCATCCAAGTCTGCATCGTAGGAATACTCATCCATCAACGACTGAATGTCGTCATCGTCAAGAGCTGTTTCCGTAGCCTTAAGATAATCTCTTAGCAAAGATTCAGGGTTTACCTCATCAAAGTCCTGTTGTAATTTAACATAGTCACTGATGCCTCGCCCTGTTTCTTTTTTATACTTAAAATAAGCAGCCACATCCTCAGGTAATTCTTCTTGAGCTTCTCGCTCTACAAACAACTCATCTACTGATGTAATCTCCTTATTGTATCTTTCTTTAATATGTGAAAGAACTTGCTCCTCGGTAATGCCTTGCGGCTCTTGCTGCTCAACCTCTTCGGTTTGCGGTTCTTCTATTACCTGAGTTTCTTCTGTTGGTGCTGAGTCCTCAAACTGCTCTTCATGCTTTTCTAGCAATTCCCCTTCCACCTCCGATGTAGACTTCTGCTCTACACCGTCTAACGCTTTTACTTTAATTTCCATTTGATTTGATTTTATGCAAAGTTAAACAAAATTTATTTATATTTTAGACGCTTTTCCTTGTCACCTTACCGGCCTTGGTATTGGACACAAACTGCTTTGTTCTTCCGTACTTCTTTTTCTTCTTAGCCGTTGAAGCTCGTTCTGCCTTACTCATGCTGTTAGCTTTGTTAAGCGGTAAGCATCTATCAGGGTTCTTCTTATCCTTACTAGTACCGCACGCTCCTTTAATAGAACCGTCAGTCCCTATGCGAACCCATTTCTCATCTCTCCACTTCTTAAGCTCACCCATTAGTACTTTGGTTTTTTAGGCTTCTTCTTTTTAGTTCCGTATGCTGCCATTACTTTTTAGATTTTTTAGCGTAGTTAGGGTCTTTACAATATTTGCTTGCAGCCATGTTTGCATAAGCTGAAGGGTATCTATCGAATGTTCTTTTAGCCCAAGCAATCCCTGCAGGACATATCTTATTCTTTTTTGTTCTACCTTTTGTCGCCATACTACCTTGGGTTAAATTCAGCTAAATCAAACCCATCTAAACTATCCTCATTAGATTCAAAGTTCTGAGGCGGTAGGTTGTTCTTACGCTGATTTATTAATTTACTCTGCTCTGTGTTCTGCTGACTAATACGAGCTGATTTAGCGTCCTCTCTTTGAGATTCTCTTTGGTCTAAAGCTTGCTCAGATACACCACGTAGCTGCATGTTAAGACTAAACTCTTTATCCATTAGCATGGATTTAAGCTGAGCCTCATTATTCATCTTCTCAATTTCAAAAGCTATCTCAGCTTGCTTGAGCTGCATCTTAGCCTGACTCTCTGCTTGAATCTTTTGCATAGCTACCTGAGACGCCATTTCTTGAGATTTTAATTGTTGCTGAGCTGTCATGGCCTGCTTCTGCATAGCCATCTTCTCGTCACGCTCTTGCTTCTTAATTCTCTTTACTTTAAGTAATTGATTAGCGAGCTTTAAATTTCTTATCTCTCTAATATCAATAGCGTCCTCTAGGTTTATATCACCCTTAGATAAAGCCATCTGTATATTCTGCTCAAGCTGAGCCTTTTCTTCTTCATCAGGAGATACCTCAATGAAAACTCCAAAGTCATAAATGTATAGACTGTTAATCTCGTTTAGGATGGACACGTTGTATTTACCTATCTGATTAACAAACTCATCTTTAAAGTCAGCATACTCTAGTATATCAGAAACCCTGTACGTCAAAGCTTCAGCTAATGTTTTATACATATAAAGGCTACCATCTAGAATGTGCCTTGTAGCTGTGTTAGAATTTAACGCTGCTAACTTTTGTACACCAACCAAAGAATTAGGGTCGGGTGTAGAACCGTCTCTAGCTTCATTTAAGCCTGTTACAGCTCGAATCATTCCTAGGTAATGGTTATAGTTACCAATAAGCATTTGCGTCTTACTAGCACCTGAATTTGACGTTAGCTGCTGAATAGGAACTTTACCTTGATTGTAGTCACCATCCTGCGTGTAGCTCCTACCAATTACACTACCTGTTTGGAAGTATAATCTTAAAGCATCCTCAGGGTTATACGCGCTACCTGTTCCAAGGTCTACCTCATTCAGTCCATCCGCATCAATATAAACACCGTCAGGAACAACTCTTGATATTACCTGCTGAAGCTTTAGATGTGTCATCTGAATCAAATCAGCAAAAGGAATCATTCTTCTTACTAAAGACTCAATATTTCCTTTATACATCCTAGGAGCTACGGCTACATAGTTAGGGATAGCGTGCTGACTAGCAGACTTAGGCCTAACCATATTCTCAGCCATTTCCCATTTAAGTAATATGTTTGTTCCCATAACCATAACGCCTTCGTACCAAACGTCAATAGTTTTTTCTACCTTCTCGAAGTTACCCTCATCCATCATCTCCACGGGTGGGTTGAATTGGTCATCCTTCTCAATCATCTTAGAACCACCATTGTCATATACCTTTTTCTTGTAGACAATCTTTTTAGTTGTCTTATAGTTAAAGTACATTAAGGTAGCTGTGTCCTTATAGAAAATATCATTCTCGTAAAACTGAGCCGTGTTGTAGTAGTCATACCAACTCTGACTGTGCTGAGAGATTTTTTCTAAATCCTCATTAGTAAGTGATTGGTCAATCTTAATTAACTCAACAATAGGTACAGTTTTAATCTCACCCCAATAAAAACAATCTTTAAAGTGTGGGTCTTCGGTGTAGCTGTACACCACATTCGCAGGGTCTACATAGCTTACCTGAACTCCTGCACCCGGTAAAAACTCATGCTTTGCTACACCTATACCTAAAACGGTAAGGTCGTAGTCAAATCTTTTTCGTAGGTCTGCGTACTTATTCTCTGAGAATAAAGTATCAATAGCAGTCTCCTCAGCTATTTCAATAGCCGGCTTGTAGTTTAAGTTCATGTACAAGGAAAGCTCCTCGTCATTCTCAGGTAAGTCGTCAGGCTCCATAGTAAACGGGTTCATACCTGTGTTCTTCTGTATCGTCTCAAGGATTGGTTTAGCAACCATCTGACCTTGAATCATTTCCTGAAACTTACTTCTATTCTCTTGTGATATTGCATCCTCAGCGTAAGCCTTAACCTTAAAAAGTCTGTCAGACATTCCGTTAACAACGATGTCTACAAACTTAGGAAGTATAGGCACGGGAGTCCAATCAAGGTTTAAATATGAAAGGTCACCATCAACGGCAAGCTCAGTCTTATATTTAGCAACAGACTGCTCACCCCTTGCGTATAACCTTAGCCTATGAAAGTCTCTCCATTGGTCGTAGTATCTACATGAATTACCATCTCTCTTGAACCATTCGTACTGTATTGCTTGACCTATCTGTATCCCAAATTCTTCAGTTGCTTTCTCTGCATCTGAAACAAATTGACTAGGAAAACCTGCAGCCGATATGTTTACATTTACCTCTTTCATCTATCTTAGTAATTCACTGATTGACCCTTTGTTATTGTATCTAGCAAAGGTAACACTTATTTTTGACTGTTTTTGTTCGGGCTGATACGAGCTTTTCTGATTAGCCATGATAGCTAACCCTGAGCTAATCGAGGCATCAAACTTTGTTCTATTGTTAATGTCAAACCTAGCCCAATCCTCAAGAGTTCTAGCAAAAGGCATTGAGCCCATTTCATCAGAATCCCTATACGCACCACTCATATCTATACCGACATGCTTCTCTATGTACGACTCAATAGCTGAGGCATGTGATTGCTTTACGTCCTCAGACGAGTTAGGTATTCCTCCTAACTCTTTCTCTGTTTTTGAAAGCTTATTAAATACCTTGTCAGGCCTATTCATTGAGTAACCTCTGTAGCCTCTATTCTTAAAGTGATACAAGAGCCTTGGTTTATTGTTCTCACAAAGAAGTGGCATGCCGTAGAATATACACGCCATCAGAACCTCCTCAAAAAATATCTCTGCAGTCTGCGGCCTAGCTATATACTCTAAGAAAAACTCATTGCTAGGTGCCTCATCCATGTTAAACTTAGTAAGCCCATGCAAAGAGCCGTTAGACCCTTTACCGCCTACCGTTCCTGATATATCATAGGAGTCACATCCAAATGAACCTATATGCTCATTACCCGGGTACTTGTTGCCTCTCTTACTTACAGACCTGTTCTGAAGATTCTTATTAGGAATCCAACTTAC